CTGGAGATGAAATTGCATCTCGTTGAGTTGTAGTCATTCGTGGTGGTAAGAATCCTTGTGTAGTTGAGTCTGCTTGTAATTTCGCAGAAGCTACTGGTGCTACCCCTATTCCAAGACCTCCTGAGCGTAGATACAACATATCTGTTGTGTTTACACTTACATTAAGTCCACCTGATGAGTTTGTTTTGAATGAGTTGTAGTTTGTACTATCGTATGAGTTTCTGTATTGCTCACCTGTTCCAATTGCTTGTAGTACAGATTGAGGATTTACCAAAGCACCACTTCCCCCTTCTGATGTAAATACAGTACCCTTTGAAAGAAATGCAAGACGGTCTAGCTTTACCCCGTTGTTTCCAGAGAAAATCATATGAGGGAGTCCTGCTTGGAAATATGAGGTATCTTTATTATCAGCCCATGTTGTAAAATTCAACACACGAAGAAAACGATTAGTACTATTTTCAAAGACAAGACCATTAGATGATGTTTTAATACCAGCGTTTGGCGTATCAATAAGTAGTGAACCACCTGAAACAAGTGACCCACCTGCGATAGTTATTGCGTTTGTTGTAGTTGCCCCTCTATCTGTGACTGATTGAAAAGTATCTGTTTCTGTGTATGAAGTAAGATATCCTGCATCGTTTACAAGCTCTGAAACATTATCTCCTGACTCTAGGTAACTTGCAGGAATAGAAGAAAGGAATCCACTTGTTGAGTTGTCGTACTGAGAAAGATCATCCTCAACTGCAAAATTAAGCTTTCCCGCACCGTCATCATAAGTGACCGAGATCAGAGTCTCTGTGTTTCCTGAAACCATAGCACCCACAACATCTTGAATGTTCTCAGTACCAATCAGCACTGTGACACTACCATCCCCATTGTCTGTAACACCTGCGCCATCGAATATAATAGAAGTTGCTTTCAGAACAGAAGTTGTCCCGTCAGAGACATCAACCCCCGAAGAAAAGACATTCGCAGGTTGTACGAGTATCTGTTTTTCCTCTGTAGAAACATTGATCGACAGATTATTTACTGTGACCTCGATGTTTACTCCGCCAGTTGTGACTATTATATCCGCCATGATTATGTTGCGACTGTTATGTCCTGCTCAATGATAAACGTACCCCTGACAAGCGTGGAAATGTCGTTTGCCGCGCTTTTCATCTGAATGTCGTATTGGTAGTCCCCGACTTCAATCGCACCGCTCTCAGCGCTTGTGATTGGAAAAGTTGTGATTCCACCTGTTGGGTTTGTATGAGTTGTGATCTCTTTCTGCAAAACAGCATCAGAGTCAGCCTGAGCTTCAAGTGTTTTTATAGTAAGCCAAAAAGTATATCCAGTGATGTCAATAGCTACACCGTCTGAATCTTTGACAGTGACTACGATATTTTCTGTGTCCCTTTTGAACATTTTGATTGATGTATCTGTTGCCATGATTATTTTGTGTCCCTCAGCTCAATGTCGAGGGTTCTTTTTATCCGATAAAGTTTTTTCTGTAGAATTGGATCGTCTCCAAATTCAATCATCAGTTTCTTGAGCATCCCAGAGAGAGATTCCTGAATGACTGATTGCTGATTCTTTCGAGGTTCAGACTTCACCATCTCTTGAAATTCATCGAGCTTTGATTCCCTTTCCTGTATTCTGATTTTTTTGGTTTTGATTGCCATGATTAGATTACTTTTTCAATTACTAGTCCGACAAGTCCTGCCACACCATCATCCCCATCATCTCCATCAACTCCAGAAGCCCAAAGAGCAGACCCTCCGACTCCTCCATTTCCAACAGCTCCAGCTGTTACTGTTTCTGAGCCTGATCCTGATTTTGTGTAGTAAGCAAGGAAAATCATACCTCCACACCCTGCAGATCCTCCTGCTCCTCCTCCTCCTCCTCCTCCTCCAGTACCATTTGGTCCTGTGTTTGAATCTCCTCCATCTCCTCCATCTCCTCCATCTCCTCCGATAGATTCAATGTCTCCATTATTCATGATATTAAAAGCAAAGATTGCAATGTTTCCTCCTGCAGAACCACCACCTCCTGCGCCACCTCCTCCTCCACCTGCGCTCTGTGATACATGGTTTCCACCACCACCACCTCCTCCACCTGTAGATCCTCCATCACCTCCTGTACCCTCATAAAGTTCAAAAGCACTCCATATATAATCAGAAGGCTCTAGAAATCTTTGAAGATCAGCAATTGTTTTGATACCAAAAGTTGGGTCTGTAGCAACTCCTGCACCCCCTGGCGTTCCTGAGTTTCCCTTTGAAGTAAAACCTCCTGCGCCACCGTCACCACCGTCAGCACCAGCAACACCATCCACGCTTGTCAGGCTTGGGTCTGTGTCTTCTCCATCAGCACCATTTGAACTTGATGATCCTGCGACTACCGTTCCTCCTGAAGATCCATCACCTCCATCTGTTCCAGGTTGACCTGCTTTGCTTTCTCCAATAGAGCCACTAGCATGGGCTTGCACACCTCCAGCTCCTCCATTCCCTCCAGAACCAGAACCCCACCCAGAAGCATTAGACCCATTAGATCCATTGTTTCCATTGGCTTCAATCTTACCTCCTACATCAATTGTCAGAGTTCCTTTTATAAAAATCTTGAATCCGTTGGGTTTTAGAGTGAAAGTGTTTTGAACAGTCAGGTCGTTATAGTACATATCCCTTGTAAGGGTTACATCACTACCGATTATTACATCTCCGTCAGAACCGTCTCCAAAAAGATAAGCTACTGTTCCACCGAAAGTATCATTAAGGTCCTCTGCTAAAAGTTTCTCTCCTATTATCCATGGGTTGTTCATTCTGTCTGCCATACTATGAAATGGTTATTGTCCTCTTATTAATAATGTTAAACCCGTAAGTGTCAGTCTTTCTGTGGCATGGTACACAAAGAGTTCTACCGTTGTTTATCTCGAATCTTAAATTAGGAAATAGTGAAAATGGCTTAATGTGGTCTGCGTTTAAGTCTCCTCCTGTTTTATCACATATCTGACATGTAAAATTGTCTCTTTCAAATATGGATTTTCTCCAATTTCTATATTTTGCAGAGTTTCTTATTATTTTACTTTTCTTTGTTAATCCTCCTTTCCAGTTAGAAGCCAGATTTCCTGTTAATTTACCAATCTTTGATTCACTTATTCTCATTTTTGTTTCTTCTGTATGTTTTTTACCAAGTCTGTTTTGTTTTCCCTTGTTCCAAGAATTACCTAGAAATCTTTCTCTTGTACCTTGTGCATGACATTCCTTACCACAAAAAATTCTCCTATTACCATTTGATTTATAGGTTTGATATTCCTTATTGCATTGTTTGCATTTTGTAGTAATCATGTTAGCTGAAAGTGAGCGTCCAGTCGACTGTCAAAGTCTCTGAACCTGATTTAGTAATTGACCCAGTCAGTACATGTGAAAACAAGATACCAGTATCGACTGATCCTGAACCGTCACAGAAGATTCCTGCTTCCTCGAATGTTCCTGAAACTTCCGATGCTGTAAAGAATCCTGTTATATATGCGACATTTCCCACATTCACTCTTGATGCGACTACGTTTCTATATGTTTCAGTTTCGAGAGTCGTGTCACCATTTGCGGGTGCGGTTGTTCCAGTACCCAAAGCAACATGAGATGCAAGTATTGTATTGTCGGGAGAAGCATCTGCAAGGTTGTTTGCAAGCATTGTTCTTCCAACTGTTGGGATAATGTTTTCCACAACTAAAACTTCTGTCTTACATATTGAATGCAATTCTGCAAGCTCTTTTGAGAAGTCTGCACCTGCATCACGAAGCAACCCAATCTTGTCATTGAGTGAGAACTGGTACGGTGACTCAAGTTTTGCCTTTGTAAACTTGTATATTCCTTTGAGAGATGTTGTTTCTTTTACGTTCATATTTATATTATATCATGATAGTTGTTAATGTAGGTGGGAATGGTCAAGCACAAATTGTCTTTTGAGTCCAGACGGTGGCGCTTGAAGTCCCACAACGAACTCCACATCATAATCAATATCTTGAACAGTAAACGATTCTCCAATAGTCATTGTTTCGTCTGCTTCCGTTGATGCCTCGACTTGAAAGTCTTCCTCGATTGTCACAACTTCAATGTTGAATAGTGCAAGCTCGAGAACTTGCTGAGAACTTTCATCGATAATACGACTCCCAGTGTTCAAAAGATTTATAAGCAAATCAATCAAGCCGACACTTCGAAGTGTTGCAAGCTCCACTTCATATGTCATCACCGTTGGAGTCTTCATTCTGGTCGTTACTTTCTGAATCAGGTAGTCTTCATCCACACCCCTGACTGTTGATTTCACATTGATCATTTGCCCCGACCTCAGACCCTCTGTGTCAGTCAAAAATGACCCCTCCACGATTTTGTCAGCATATGCGGTAAGTTGTGCATTTCCGTATCGTATCGCTTCCTCACGAGACTTTATGGTCTTGTCAGTGATTGCATGTTCAAACAATCCATATTGCGCGACCGAAGCAGGATCTTCAACCCTGATCTGAATTGGGAAGAGAGGTATTCCCGCAATTGTTATGTCATCATCGACTGCAGGAAGATTTGTTGCAGTGAATCGAATGTACTTCTCCTCAAATGACCACATACAATCAAAATCAGCATCTTCATTCAGGTAGTCAATACCAACTGTTTGAGTCACACCTTCAACGATCACTGTTGGCTTTGCTGAGAATTTGTTTGCGAGTCGGTAAGTGTCCTCACCGTTCCCGATGAAAGTTTCAGTTCTTGAAGTACCCTCTGCTTCTCCTCCTCGAATATAGAGTCTGTTTCTCAACTGAGAATAGTCGTCTTCAAGCACTAGGGTTTTGTAGAAGTAATTTCCAGAGGTATCAGTCAGGTTGAATGTTGTCGGCTCGCTGTTCTTCTCAAAGAAGTGAATATCTTTGTCATAGTCCACATACCAAGAATACCCAGTCAAGCTGGATAGTCTTTCAAGCGCTGTTCTCACAGTCACCCTATCAAATAAAACAGATGAAACTACAATCGGACAATCAACAGCAACTACAGTGAATCCCGTTGAGTAGTTTGAGATTATATCCGCTATGATGTCGTTTACAGTCATGTCATTGTACCTCTCAGCTACCAGTTGGCGCTCAAGAAACATTGAGTAGTCCTTGCATCGAACATTATGATTGATCATGTTGAAAGCTTCATAGGGTCGATCAACACTTGAGATAATTCCTCCAAAAATAGTTGTTCCACTATCAGTGACCACAACCTCCTGACCTACTGTCGGGGTATAGGTTTGATTTGGATTACTCCGAATCGAAAACAGTAAATCATCGACAAGTTGATTCACTTTGTCAGTCTTCTTGAAAGATTTGACTTGAACAAGCCCAGTCCGATCTATGCTGTCGATTGTGATTGTTATCATAGTTTTACATTTTGTTTCAGAGCCTTCATGATGTCATTTCCAATTTGTTCTGCTATATCTTCACGACCCATGAATGAGTTGCCTGAGATGTTCACAGTAATGCCACCCCCTCCCATACCTGCACCTGCAAGCTGAGATGGTTTCTTCATCGCCATAATAAAGTCGTCAGGATGAGTTGTGATGACCTTTCCATTTTGGACTATTCCATCATTGATATTATCGTCCTTTCCTCCTCCGAAGATGTTCTTGACACCTTTTCCAATCTTCCCTCCAATCTTTGCTAGTCCATCCACAACCCTCTGGATCATGTCTACGATTGGGGCAAGGAACTCTTTCATTGCTTGAACCTTTTCTTTTATGTTTTCGAGAATAGCATCCCAGATTCCAACAAAGAAATCTTTTACACCACCCCAGACATCTTGCCAGATTGAAGTGATCAATCCCCCCATCCAAGTGATGATGTTTACAATGGCCATGATGTTGCCAATGAAATATGATTTGATAGCAGTCCAGATCATCAAGAAGAACTCTTTGACCTTGTCCCAGTGTTTCACCAACATCACAGCTCCGAATGCCAAAGCCGCGACTGCAAGGACTACAGCGCCAATTATCAGCAACCATGGTGACATTGCGAGTGTTACAAAAGCAATTGCCATTCCAAGAAGTCCAAGAACAGTGACAAGCGCCGCCAAAGACCCTGCGATTATTACAATCCATTTTATAAGCTTTGGATTTTCTGCCGCCCACTTTCCAAACGCATCAATAACGGGTTTGATTTTCTTCAATATACTATCCATGATTGGAAGGAATACATTCCCAAGGGTCACATTGATCTCAGCCATAGATGCTTTCATATCTTGCTGTCTTCGGATGAATGAGTCATTGTTTGCTTCAAATCCTGCAATAGCATCGGATGAATCCTTTGTTATTTGAGCAAGAAGTGTCTGAGCTTTTACTTGCGCTCTCATTTCTGGATCTAGGTCTTTGAACCCTTGACCTAATTTAAGCAGACCCTCTTCGAGAGCGGTAGCTTCCAGTGATGATTCTAGTGCATTCACACCGAACCTTTTCAATGGCTCTGATGACCCTGTCAGTCCTGACTTGATAGCTTCCAGAACCTCTGTTGGGTCTACATCATTGAATGCCGCGACTTTATTCGCTACATCAAGAAATCCCTTTGACATTCCTGATGCCTTATCACGAGCCAATCCCATAGGCACAAGCAAGTCCTGCATATCAGCCGCCATTCTCGCTATCTCGTGAGTTGCTGTTGGCATCTCTTTTCTGATGTCATTCACAAAAGCTTTCATGTCCTCTGCCCCATCTCCAAAAACTGTATTGAATTTGTTCCAAGTACCCTCGGCTTTTGCCGCCGCTTGAGTCGTCACTCCTACACCCGCACCAATAGCGCCAAGGGCAATTGTACCTCCCGCCGCCATTTTCTTGAATGCAGGTTGCATTTTTTGCAACTTACCTTGAAAACCAGCAAGCTGTTTTGAAGCTCGGTCTTGCAAGTCCAGTATGATGTTTAAATTTCTATTTTCAGCCATGCTTTGATTTTTTATTTGCTAGTGCTTCAAGTTGATTCCTTGTCGCGATGATTGCCATATAGTCTGAAATCTCTTGTCTTGTCATATCTCGAATCTCGCTAGGAGTCCAACCATACTCTCTTGATAAGACTTCCATGATTACGGGATTCGAGGGGCTACTCTTTCCCTGCAGTTCTCTCTTGAGAGCTGAGTAGTCCCTTTTTATGCTTTTTTTGAGATCCCTTTGACTGCATCATGCAGTGTGTTTCCATCTGATAGTGAAAGACCGTTCATCCATTCCCGAGTAAATGAGATCTTTTTCCCACTTTCCTCTTCGATAGATACAACGAATACTTCAAGCTCAACATACTTCGATTCAAGCATCACTTGCCCTGCATCAAAGTCGAACTTCATCTCTCCTGCCTTTGTTGGGTCGCCTTGCATTTTTGCTCCGCTCACCATTGCTGATTCGATTTTCTGTGAGTCTCCCCAAGTTATCTCCTCCTTTATTTCAACGTTTGCTTTTGATAGTTTTATGATCATATCTCTTTTTTGATTATTTGTTAATTGCTTGGTGTGTTTGGGTATGTGTCAGTTAGGTTCACAAGAGTCAGTTCACTTTGTTGTGAGTCTGCTGAATTATAGAACGCTTTGAATGATACCTCCCCTTCTACTAGTGAATCATTATCTCCTGAACGATTCCAGTCCATGATTTGAACCTTGTTCATAAGAAGTGTAATTGATGGATTTTCTCCTCCTCCAATATCAGCCGCTCCTATGATTGCGATTTCCATATACTGAGCTGTATCTCCAAGGTATAGATCTTTGTATACTTCATCTGAGAAATTGATAGTGAATGATCCCTCTATCATCATCTTTGAGTTGTACACATCATCTGGATTGTATGAACCAAACACATGATCTCGAATTACTCCTTGGTCAAATGTCACATCTACTGATTTCAGCTTGATTGCTGATGCCCCTGATAGTCCGGCCTCTGATGATGCCATCTTGACAGTGATATCCCGTCCAATGAAATCGTACTCTGTATCATAACTTGGTGTCTCTGTATCATCTGCTGCTGTCTGACCTATAAAGCTCGCTGTGAACCGTACAAAGTCATCCACTGATGCATTTAGCTCGAGTGTACTCACTGCACATCCTGCAAATGCTAGATTCTGAACTCCTCCATCCTTTGCGAACACTGTCAGTGATTGGTGTTGAGTTGATTGCTTTAGTTTGAAGTTATGACTTCGAACATCTCCTGCGACTGTTGTTGTGTCTACCCCTCCATAGATTGAAGAAAGAAGATACCCCAGAGCATCTGCATGAACAATTCCCTCCAAGTCTCCTTCCACCCATTTCTGAGTTACTCGTCTTTGATCTGAATCCTCTAGTGATCCATGAGTTGCATCATCGATTGCGTTTTCTGCCTTCTCCACAATTGATGCTGTGACATTTTTCTCCCACTTATCGACTGTTGTTTCTGCTGTACCTCGTGTTGCTTCCGTTGAAAACCCTACTTCTAATTCTCGTCCAACTATTTCTGCCATAATAATTTTTATTGATTAACTTGTTAATATCTTCACTGATAATGTAAATTCTGCCGTCACTTCTAACCCTGCCTGTTCATCTGATACTGACCATGAGCCTGTCTCGACCTTTGTCCAAGCTCTATGTGACTCTATTGTACCAAAGTTCCAACCGTCATCGAGAGCTTGCATTGTCTCATCGACAAGGGCGGGCATGATTGTGCTAAAAATTTCGTCCACGCCCTTTTGTTTTGCTCCTATAACGAGATATAACTTGTATGTATATATCTTGAAATTATCCACAGTTGTCTCATAGCTGTTTTCAAGCCCTTGAGGAAAGAAGATTGCGGCGGGATAAGCCGCGACCTTTGCTGTTGGATATGGGTACACTTGCCTGATAGCAGATACTCCATCCAAGATTGTATTTATTTTTGAGTTTAATGTTGGATAGATCATGATGCTAATTCTCTAGTTATCTTGGTCAAGAAGTCTTTGTAATAGTTTTCAACCTGATTGTCTGCATTCGTTACAGCGTAATCAAGCCAAGGCCTGCCTTTCATCTTTCTTGTCCCTTGGTGAACAAATACTCCATATGGGGCATTTGCTCTTGAAGGGTTGGGGTTCTCATCGAAACTAACGACTCCCTTGAGTCCTTCAATTTGATATTTGTGAGACTTTGTCAGATCACCTGTTGATCTAGGCGCTCCACCCCCTGATTGCCCTACTCTCCAAGGCGTGCCCTCAATGACTCTGCGATATGCCATGAGCGACCGATTCAAGAAAACTCGCCCCCTAGCAAGTACTACTGTTGGGTTTCTTTCAAGTGCTTTTTCAAACTCTTTGAACCCTTTAGTTGTGAATGATATTCTGCTCATGTTATTGCTCGGCTATATACTTTTCAACGAATACTTCAAGATGTCGATTTCCTTCTGATGCAGAAGGCATTTCATACTCTTGAATGAACCTCACCACATACTCTTTCGTGAAATCTGATGAATCAATGATCTTGTCTCCCTTTTCAATCAGTGTGTCAGTCGGACACCATACTGTGAAAGCCTCTGTGAAGCTCAAACCTAGGCTCTCTGTCAGAGATTCCTCTGTTTGTTGTATATGTCCCATGAAGGTTGTTTGAAGCCCATACTCGGCATAATCGTTGCCGACCCAAGCCATTCTATATATCCCGAATTTAGTTGTGAAAAATCTTTTTAGGCTCATATTAAGAATTTTCTATATCTGTCAAGAATGTTCATCGCCATCTGCATGTCTTTGAATCCTTCACCGTCAGCGTAGGAAACTTGATACTCTCCAATCTTCTCGCTTTTGATCGCCCCTGAGTTCTCCCCTTTGTTTGCATAATACATTCCAGAAGAAAGGACTGTTGCTGCAAAGATTATGTCAGAAGGTGGTTTTTCTGCGAATCCCCACTTTGCTGTTATCTGATGATTTGCATGTCCTGTTACAAATAGAGAACTTCTGAGAAGTAGCGCATTGATTGGTAGATCCAGTGAAGAGTTGTTTGTAGGCAGGGTATAGTACCCATTTGAGCCACCTTCGGAGATAGTTGTCAGAGAATCACCCCATGAATCATTCCCTCGCTCGACCAATGTGATAGAAATACAGTCATCGATATTGAGTTGCTGAGAACCCCTTCCATCAAACTTTCTAGCGCTTGCAACTGAGTCAGCTCTGAATGACCGAGATGTATAGCTTTCAATAAACTTCTGAGCCGCAAGAATATATGGCTTTGTATCAGAAACCTCAGCGTTTACTCCAAGGTATCGCTCGATTTGTTTGTTGTTTGTATATTCTTTATCGATCATGATGTTTTGATGTTAGTGAATTGCCCTACTCGTACAGAATGTACAAGAACCCAGTCATCCCCAAGCTTGACCTGAGATCCTCTGGTTTCCCCTGTAGTTTTGTTTTTATAAATATATCGTATCGCAGACATAATCGAGGGGGCGAAGTTGCCCTCACCCTCCTCTCAATGGCTATGAAGCCGCAGTAGTCAATCGTGTGACAGCTGTCGGAATGATAGCGATCGCTCCAACTTCCTGAACCCAACGTACAGCTTCTCTGTCTGTTGTGATCAGGTTGATGTCAGCATCAGCCGCTACGTTTCGCACAGTTCCCGCATTGAATCGGTCTGCTTTGATTCCACCTCTCACTCCTCTGATGCTTGATTTCTTCAAGTCTCCGAATAGTACGAAGGCTGTAGAAACAGCTGTGTCAGAAAGAGCTGGCATTGCCTCAACATCAACAACGGGTCGTCCCCAGATTGTTGCTGGTGCGTTAGCAGATGGCTCTTGGTAGATGTAAGCTCCTGAAGAGTCCTTTAGCTTTCGGAGTACAGACCGAATTGTTCGGTGCATGTAGAATTTTCCGTTTGCCAATGCACCTTGTGGAGTTGCATCAATCATATCCAATAGAAGATCGGCAGTAAGGTCAGAAAAATCTGTGTCCCCTGATGCCATAGCTACGTTGTTTGTAGCTGTATTTTCTGCAAGTCCAGTGAAACCACCGAAGCCTGATGTTCCTTCTCCTCGGAAGAATGCAATATCTTCTGCTTCTGCAAATCCCTCAGCCACTCGTGACCCTAGGAATGAGATGAAGTCGATCTCGCTTTCTTCAAGAAGTTCTCGTGTAAGAGAAACAATTGCTCCAAGCTTTTTAAGCTCAAGACTTTGCTGTCCAAGAACAGCTTGTGATGAAGCAATAACTGCTCCTTCATCAACCCAGTAGACAGTCACATCAGTTGCAAGGTTATTTGCCTTGTAGCTCTTTTGTGAAACCTGAACAGTCATCATCTCTCGTGCGGCTACTCCGTACTCTGTGACAAGATGTCGAATTTCTGCTGATAGCTCTGAGTCTGTGATAAATCCTGCATAGGGAGTTCCTGATGAATCAGATGTCATTTCCTTATACTTTGGAGTGTGAGATCCAGTATATAGTGACTTCATTACCTCTTGCATTCTGTTGCTTGAAGCCTTTCGCTTTGCAACTGCATCTTGGTCTGCATCTGGTGCGTATACTCCAACACCGTCAGCTTTCTTCTTTGCTTGCGCATCAATAAGCTTTTGTACTTGGTCAAGAACTTCTGTCTTCAATTCTTTGCCTTGTGCAGAGAAGATTGACTTGATGCTCTTTTCTAGCTCTGCAGATTCATCTGCTGATGCAGGTGCTTCTTCTGGTAGAGCTTCAACTTCTGCAACTTTCTCACCTGCAACTTCTTGCTCTTCGGCTGAAAGTTCTTTCAACTCAGCTTTGAAAGCTGTTTTTTCTGCAGCTGTAGCAAATCCTTTTGCCATCTGTGCCTTCAATCTTTTTAGTAGTTCAAACATAATTATAATTTTTAGTTTTTAATCTTTGGCTTGTAATAGGTTTTTAATAGCCTTGTTAATCAGCTGCTTGTTGCTTGACCGACCGCTTTGACTAGCTAGTTGGCTGATTTTTTCTGATGCTTGCTTATAAAGTTTCGCCTTCCTTGCCTCGTGCTTTTTCAAATCCTCGTCAATGTTCTTGAGAGCAGTCAATGCACTTGGCGCTTTCTTTTCCTCAGGAGGGGTCACAGTTTCTTCTTCTTTTGCAACCTCCTCTTCCTTTGAATCAGAAACTTCCTCTTTAATTTCAACAGTTTCTTCCTTCACCTCCTCTTTAATTTCATCTTGGACTGCTTCACAATCTGCACACTTTATAACTTTGACTCTTGGAGTCTCTGCCAGTGTCTCCCAGTTGTGATCACAAGCCTTCTGAACGTCTTCTGCTTTGATTCCCTTCTCAAGTAGAGCCTCAGCGTTTGCGGGTACTGATACAGCGGAAACTTCCAACAGTTCAGATTTAGTGATTTGACCCTTCTCATCAAAGTCCTTGGGAATGAACCCGACAGATGTTGCATTGATGAATCCTCCCAGTGTCATCTTGAATGCAAGAAGTCCTTTTGGATTATCGAGTGCGTATTCTACAATTCCACGAAGTTTTCTATCTTTCACAGCAACCTTTGAAATCTTCCCGAGAATATGCTCGATTGATCCGTAGTTGTGAGAGTCCAGAAATACAGGGTTCTTCTTGAAGTGTTTCAAATCCCAGTTCTGCAAAACAAAGTCACCATGCCTGTCTTGGTTGGCTGTAGAGAATACAAAATCGAACTTGTTCTCGCTCCCCTCAGCTTTTGTGAAGGTTGTGTCGAGTGACATTGATAATCCTTTATGTTCTCCTTTTACTTTATCCCAAAGCTCCTTAGTAGTCGCAACTGCTAAGTCTTTGAATGATTTATTGGTGATTTGATAGAATTTTTTCATGGTTTTTATATTGTTATTAAATTACGCACCTGCAATTGATAGTTTCCCCTGCCGATCCACTAGGGTCAGATGGGAACATTAGACCGTTAGAAAATGAATCGTTCAATGCTCTCTCCTCACCATCTGCGATTTGATGACTTGCTCGGACTTTATCGTCCCCCACTGTCACCCAGACTTTGAAAGGTAGATTTGCCTGTTTGTAGGCTTCAAACGTCCCCTTCTGCATCACCCCGTTTGTTTCAGTCCTTGCAATTGTTTCTGCTCTGGACTTGCTGATGTCTCCATAGGTTGATTCAATTCTTTCAACGAGCTGAGTTCTTGTTTCTCCCTCTGAGAAGCTTTGATCAAATTCTCCCTTCAACTTCTTGAATGTTGTGTCATTGATCTGCTCTGCAAAGATGTTTGATTTAGCATCTAGCCATGAAGCAATATCGGATGTGAGCATAAAGCTGAAATCTGAGCCAAGAAGAGTTCTCGCATTGACCCCTGAGTCCTTTAGTATCTCAGTCAGTACTGGCAAGAATGTTTCCTTTGCTAGTTTCACCTCAACCTGCATGTTGAATGTCTCTGCGATAAGATCCTTTTTTCTGAATACATGCTTTGCTTCTGGACTTACATTGTCGATGAGTCGGTTCATCTGGTCTTTGAAATAAGTCTTTGTCATCTTCTCCACTTTCTTTTCTTCTGCATTTAGTCGCTTGATTGCAATTTTCTCGTAGGCTCTCCGATTGTCATAGTCACTCAGAGGGTGAACAAATGCTTTCTTCTTCACCTCGATTGCTTTTGTTGGAGTTGGTTCTTCAACCTCTTCCCCTGTGACTAGGTTCATGGGTCGTAGGATCACATCTCCGCCATCTATAGGGTCAAGCCCTGAAAGAACACGAGCCTCGTTTGTGGTCATGTAGTAGTTTTTGATACCGCTTTCAATCTCTTTCAAAGTTTGCTCTCGGTCTTCGGGAGTAGGATCAACGAATGTCAGAGTCAATCCCTTGTCAGGATATAGAGAAGAGTCCAGTCTCCGAGTCAGAGAGTTCAGGAGAGGTTTGATAGTTTCTTTCAAAAAGATTCGAATCGCCGCATCAGCATTGTCGTACTTGATCCCGCTGAAAGACCCAAGAATCACCTTTGGCACTCCTGTGAGCATCAAAATGTCCTCGAGAGTGACGTTCTTTGTCTCTAGGTATGAAAGTTCTGTAGGGGTCAATCCCATCTTCTGGTACTCAGAGTCTCCTCCAAGGAAAAGTGGCTTTCCTGATTTGCTTGCTGTTGCATATTGGTCTTCATACTGAGCTTTCAGAGTAGTCAGTTGCTCTTTTGTAAGATTTGCATGCTTGAATGTGAATACACCCTCTATACGTCCACCGTTCTGTAGAACCTTTGAATGGTACTCATCAATCTGAATACCTGTCTCGATAGCTCGAACACCTGCCCGAAGAAGAGACATCCCTCTCAATGGGTTCTTTGGGTCTGGATTCCAGTAGTAGATCACTTGGTCAGCCTGCCATACAGTCTCACCCTTTCCTGTTTTCATTGTTACGTTCACAAGCTCACCGTTTATATTGAACTTTGGAGTACATTGATCAGGCCGAAGAACATGAAGGCTTTCAAGCTTGTGTCCTGTCAGAGAGTCCTTGCCTTCCTTCACAAGATATACCTCACCAAAAATATCATAGTATCTTTGAACCAGTGACCAGAACTTCTCTCCGCTGATGATCTTGTTTGGATTCTTTAGAATCTCCATTGTTGGATCATTCAATACTTTCTCATCCCCTTTGAATAGAGCAAACTCAATTTCACCAACCTTGTCGGCTCGCTTGTCGATACACTTGTTTGCATAGATAGAGATTTCATATGCTCGGAGGTAGTCAGCTTTTCCCCAATCTGTCTTATATTCACCAATGTTAAATGGCAAAACACCCGCTAGTGTTTCCAGAGATTTTGTGCTTGTGATTTTATTAAATTGTTTCCGGATTTGCTCGAACATATAAAACCCGTTCTCTCTCGTTTTATATTATGTTCCTTCATTATATCACACATTTATTCTAAAAAAGCAATCTGTTGAAAACTATGCAAAACCGATGAATGCTTCTTTTCCTTTTGTGAACACACCGTATCGAATGGCATCCATAGAATTATGAGCAATAACTCCATCAACCAGCAAGCACTCTGTATCTACCACATCCATGTTGTATGTTACAGCACAGAATCCTCTGGTAATCCCTTTAATCTTCTTCGTCGGGCTTTCATTTTGCAATTCTGATGACAAAACCTCGCTGATTCTGCATATTGTGTCGTCAAAAATACACTGTGACAATGAGCGCAGTTTCTTTTGATTGACCTCCTTTTCTTGTACACCTCTATACCATTCAACCTGTGCCACTCCTTCCCCTCTTTTGATGAATGCCACTTCTTTGTGAGAGGTCTTATTTTTGCAATCCATTCTCTCTGTCGCTGACTTCTCTCCTGAGTCATATGTACCATGGCGTGAGCCTGTGGGGTTTTCAATTCTAGGTTCATTATTTCGTTGTTCAGAGGGTTCATATCCTTGTGATGAACATGCATGCCCTTTTCTATCTTTCCATTGTAATGCTCCCAAACAACCCTGTGCAATCTTTTTGCACCCCGACTTAAATATCTCTCCCCATTGTAAAGCTTGTACTCCTTTCCATTGAAATTTTGTTTTATCATGCATAACTGATTGTATCATCTCATCAACATCAAACAACTGTGCTTCTTTCCAGTAGCCATTGTTCATAAGAAGCAAGTGGTCAGGGGTTACAGATATTGTTTGCCCGTCTTCAAGTTCTATGTTTATCATTTCAGCATTCTTTCTTGTTTCTCTAACCGAGTGGAATCTTTTTAGTTTTCCATGCATTGAATAAACATACCCAGTTTCTCCAACGAGCGAGTCGATTCTTCTTTTACCTTTTAAGGTATGAACAAGAGAGTCACCAGAAAAACAGTGGTTGTATTTATCCACTGGCTTATTCGTTGGTTCTTTGTTTCTATCGAGCGCCCACTTGTACTCTTGGTTCTCGGTGGCAATGTTCGTGCTTGATTCAGTGTATGAAACCTCCTTTGAAAGCAATAGATCAACCCCTGCTCGAATACTGTCCTGACCCTTCATTGCAGGTTGGACGTTGTAGCCCAGATTCACAAGTTCCTGAATTGACTTTGGTTCTGCTGAGTCGGCATAGATGATTGTACTAGTAGGTACTCCCAGAGCTTCGAACCTTTTAGCAATGAGTGGGTTGGTCAATCCTGTCTCGTATATCAGTTCTCTCACATACACCCTGTCATTGTGTTCTTTAATCTCCACGAGCGCTGTAGGGTCATTGGTGAACCCGAAGTCGAGAGCATAGTATGGGTCATAGGGTAATGCTTCGAACTCTTGATCCGTAATGACTTTCCAGTTCTTGAATATACGTCCACGCGCACCCTCGCTCACAAGTCCTTTGATCATGTTCCAGTAGTGATCGGGTCTGGATGTCTTATAGGATTCAAAGTTTGCAACAGTGCTGTCGTTTAGATTATCCTCATTGTCCTCATAAGTGGAATGTATGAAGCTTGTATTGTGTTTAAACTTGTCCTTTAGCTCTAACTTATAAAAACCATCAACACCGCTATCTATTAGATTAAACCACCGCTTGATTATCCAGTGGTTCTTGTGCGGCGGATTAAGCATGAGTATAACCTTGATACCTGACTTTGTAGTACGTAGAGAGTCATCCAACTGCATGAAGTCCTCCTCGTTAATCTCATCAGCCTCTTCAATGATTACAGTGTTATAGCTGGCTAGAGATTTAAGCTTGGACTTTTGATCCCCCGAAGATTTCCTGAATCCAATACCGTTGATTTTATTATCGCCCTTTTCAAAGGTTAGATCCCTGATTGAGATTTCATCTTGAAGGCCTTGATCAACAATTCTATCGTGAATATCCTGATAGATTGAGTTTCTGATATCTCCTAGAACAAACCTCATCATGGCACACCTGAAATAGTCTGGGCTTTGAAGCTTTGCTGTTGCAAATTGACTTGCTACATGTGACCTCCCTGCACCACGCCCCCCAATAAGTAAAAAATAGCGGTTATCGCTTTGAAATAAAGGTTCGTAAATATCATTAACTATTTGCTGGATCATTGTTCTCTTGGTTGTTAGTGTCCTCCTTTTCTACCTCCTCCCCCTTGTCTTTCCTGAAAGAAGTAAATGTGATGACATTGCCCTGTATCTTGTCACCACCAGTCGTGTGGTCTGTCTTTTTGACTGGTTGACCATACAAGCGGTCTAGAGTGTCCTTGTAGAAGCGAAAATCGCCCTTTCTAGCTCTTTTGATACCTTGTTGGAGGATTTCAAGGTGTAGCTCCTCTGGCTCTTTACCGTTCAATTTTGCGAGAGCCACAAGCCCTTCCTGATAGAGGGTCGCAAAGTTCTTGACTCCCTTTTTTTTACCTGCAGGATTTCCAGACTCACCTTTTTTGAATTGGTGTTCTATTGGTGGCTTTTTGTCTCCCACAGCATATTCTCCCTGTTCGCTCCCTGTTTTAAGATTGTTTTTTTCCATATATAATCATTATACAATAATTTATAAAATCGACCAGACTATTTCTTTCCCGTTCTTCTTTATCTTCGTGTTCCCTGTGTACTTTACATAACGAGAAACAATAACATCCATGAAGCGCGGGTCTAGTTCCATCCCATAACATCTTCGTCCTGTCTTTTCAGAAGCGATGAGAGTTGAACCTGATCCAATGAATACATCCAGTACTGATTCCCCTTCTTTTGAGGAGTTCATAATGAATCGAGTTAAAAGTTCAATGGGCTTCATAGTTGGGTGTTCTGCGTTCTTGCTAGGCTTTTTGAACTTGATTATATCTGAGTCTAGGCTTGGCTGGGTCAAAAAGAAGGAATCCTAATAAAAGAATCACACCTGCGTTATTAATCAGCAGTACCCTCCAAGCCTCTATTCAATGAACCTAGTTTATAGATGTACCTGGAGGGAAGGACGTTCCTCTCACAGTTTATTGTAGTACCACTCACCTGATTGAGACGGTTCACATTCCCCTCTAGATACACCTATCTCTGTTTATTTTTTTGTCAAAAGTGAATTTCTGATTTCTTTAATAATCAAGTCTATTTGTTGTATTCTTTCAATTATATGCTTTCTTTTTGCTTCATTCACTGAATAGCTATCTTTTAGAGCAAGGAGACAAACAGTCAAAGTGTTTTTTTCCTCATTATACCCTTTGAGTATTGTGATTATTTCTTCCATGGCTAATCCCAGTCTACTACTTCAAGCCCCTCTGAGTCTTTGAATGAGCCTGATAGAATCATCACCCAATCAATGAAGTTCCAAATGCTAGTAATGAACAGACCGACAAAAGTGAATGATATCAATGTCATTGCGATTGCTGATCCCGTACGTCCGACATAGTATCTCTGCGCTCCGAACACTCCGAGGAATGATGA